GCAATTTCTGTATCGTCAATTGTGGAAGGCGTGGAGCAATGCGTTGACCCTGTGGTGATAGAGATCGACCGCGAGAACGATACCGGCGAGACACTGGCGGAGCGCTACAGCAAGGCGGTGAAGGAGGTTGACGAAGCCGCCGACGAAATTTGGAAGCAAACCCACGGCTGCGACGACTGCGGGCCGGAAAACTTCGACGAATACGCCGGTTATAGGGCAATCAATCCCGACTGCCCAACCTGCGAAGGAAAAGGGGTGGTGATATGAGGAACGCACGATTCTGGATAATCTGGCACGAGTCGCCGGTCAAGATCACGTTGAAACCAGGGCAGACGCTTTCGGCGGCGACGGGTGGCCCTGATGAAGAGGGTTGGGACAGGGAAGAATTAGCTGATTGGGACGACGATAGATTGGCCGATACAGTTCTTTGGTTAGCTTGTTGCGATTTCGCGGATTGGGATGGGACTGAGAGTTCACCATCTGGCTCTGATATTTTTACACTCGACAATTAAGGAGAAAGCTATGACTGAGAAAACAATCCCTAACGTACCCAGCACTGCCTATCGGGTAGGCTCTACTGAGATGATCGTGGCCATGTTTCATATGCCTCGCGTGTCTATGACTTCACCAGCGTCTATCATCATGAAGTTTACCCCTCAAGAGCTACACCCCTGGAAGGTGTTTTGGTTCAACGCTGAGTTTGGTGGCTACAGTAGTGGTGGTTATCATAAGAAGTATGAGGAAGCTTTGAAAGACTTCCTTGATCGTGTTCAACGCCACGGCTTCTATACCGGCTTCGAACCACAATGGGTGGCCTTAGGCGACGGCTCTCTGCCAGCGAAGCAGACTGAGAGTGAAGTCTATCCTCCGCGTGATGGAGAGAAATCATGATGCCTGATCTGACCAAGCCTTGGTGCTACTATGTTCCCTCTGACCAGAAGTGGGCGGAGCAGGGAGGCTTCATACCCTCTATTGTCGTTGAGGGTGACCAGGGGCACTACCCCATGACTGGGAACAAGGATCAGATACCTTGGATGTGGGGTCCAACGCTGGAGGAAGCCTATGCCCAGGCTGCTAGAGCGAACGAGAGGATGGGCAAATCTGAGGACGAGGTAGACCGTATCGTATCATCATCAATGAGGGTAATAGCATGACCTATGAAGTAATCGGCACCAGGAACTTCCTTCCCTTGCGAGGGGATGGTCCCAAATTTTATAGCGTCGGCGTGGGCGGCGAGTATGACCAGCCTGGGGGCGGCGACGTTGGGGTGTATTGCTCTGACGAGGAGACTGCCCAGATAGTGGCCAGTGCCTTGAACCTGTACCAGGAGATGAAAGCTTTGCGTGGAGCCAGCAACGAACACGCTTGGATCTTCCCCACCAGTGTGGCTCTCCTCAAGCTCTGCGAGGTTATGGATGGGGTGCTAGAGCCCACCCCCATCGACCACCCTCCCCTGATCGCCAACGACCCCTAGAAAACCTGAAAATAGAGTACCCCAGGAGCCCCTGGACATAGCCCTAAGGGTTGTGTTACTATTCTGGTCCTCTGTCTCTTGCGGGAGTGCGGGTATGTCCAGCCGCTTCTTGGAAAAGGCTTTCTTGGGTTTGTTCATGCTGGTGTGGGTGCTGGCCACGGCTGAGTATGCTCACGGCCAGACTGTCTGCGGGGACCGGCTAACCTTCTTGGCTAACCTCAAGCAGAAGTACCAGGAGGTTACCGCCCACATGGGTTTGGTTGCGACGGGCGCGGTAGTCGAGATTGTGGTATCCCCCAAGGGCACCTGGACGATGGTCGTAACCAACCCTCAGGGTGTTGCGTGTATCGTAGCGACAGGGACGGCTTGGGAAGCCTTCATGGGCGAGGGTGAGGATCAGATTTAGATTTTTTTTGGTATCACGTGATACCATTTCGGAGGGAACTATGGAAATTTACTACTACGAAGTTTCAGGACCTATCACAACCCCGATAGATGGTCTATCTACATACGGCACTATCGACAAGGGCTTCATTACTGCCATTGATTTTGATGAGGCTTATGACGCTGTTAGGAGAATTTTTTCTGCTGATGCGTCCGCCATAGAATTGAAACGCGCTAACTAGGCTCGCAACATGAGCGAGCTACTAGAGGCGGCGCTTAGTTATGCTGAGCGAGGGTGGCCGGTCTTTCCGTGCCGCGCTGACAAGACACCTTACACTAGGCATGGTGTTCTCGACGCCACGACTGACCCTGATAAGATCAGGGCTATGTGGGAGGAGCATCCTGGTGCTAACATAGGGATGAATTGCGGCGAGGCCGGCTTCGTTACCCTCGACTATGATCCTGGCCACGACAGGGATGAGGTAGCGAAAGCGCTGGGCGGCGAGATACCTCCCACCAGACTTATAGCCAGAACACCCAGAGGAGGGACGCATGAACACTACCAACTCGCCAGTGACGATGATCCAGTTGCATCGTCGGTTGAGCCGTTTGCAAAACACGTTGATATACGCTCGTTCAATGGTTACGTCCTTCTCCCTCCATCCAGAACTAAAGATGGAGTGTACGAATGGATCAAAGAAGGAAAGCCTGGAAGTCGAACTAAGGCTCTCCTTGAGGCTTGTCGGCCCGCGCGATCTAAACACGCTGACAGAGATGCTTGGATTATTGAACAAGACCTCCCCGAAAATATCGAAGGTGCCATTGTATGGCTCCATGACGAAGCCCGACTAGCGATTGAGAATTCGGGCGGCGACCTCACGACCTATGCCACGGCGGCGATGATGAAGTCGTATGGGCTTAGCGAGGAGACGGCAGCGGAGGTGATGTGGGAGCATTGGAACAAGCGGTGCCTCCCCCCATGGGAATGGGATGATATCGTTACCAAGGTATCCCGCGCATACCAGTACAATACCTCCCCACCAGGGAACTGTACCAAAGCCTATCAGGTGGCCCATGTGGTGCTCCAGTTCAAGCCAATCGTGGAGCCAGCAGGGGAGGGACGCACCCTCAAGACAGGACGCTTCCGCATCGTTGACTGGGAGGGGATGCAATCTATCCAGAAGCCAACGTGGCTGCTTCCAGATTTTTTGACGGACGGTGGGTATGGATTATTGATAGGACCCCGGTCGAGCTTGAAAACATTTATCGCATTGGACGCTGCTTTAACGGTGGCCACTGGGGGTGTGCCGCCATGGGAGGATAGGTCGGGTTGGAGGGGGGCGTGGGATTGCCCCGACGACCCTGGCCCTGTCCTCTACGCGGTGGGGGAGGGACGATCAGGACTTCGTTTGCGCGCTAACGGCTGGACTAGGGTGCATCACGAAGGTCGTCCCTCCCCCAAGATGTATTTGGCCGACCCAGTACCAAGGGTATCGGAGGGTTTAGAAGCACTAGACGGCTTCATAGAAGGTGCGCTAGAATTTGAACCTCACGGTTACCGCATGGTGGTGATCGATACAGTAGGGCGGTCAATGCAAGGATTAAACGAGAATGCCCAAGAACACGCATCATCATTTACTGCCATGGTTGAACATCTACAACGAAATCTTTGTGACACAGTTCTTGCCGTCCACCACACAGGCCACGACGCCAAAGACAGAGGCAGGGGATCAAGCGTCTTCGAAGCCGACGCAGATACCATCGTCGTCGTCTCCCGCAAGGACCAAGACAAATACTCGCGAATGAAGATGACCAAGCAGAAGGATGCTCCTGAGTGGGAGCGTCCTCGCTGGGTGGAGGGTATGAAGGTCAAGATGGGCGACGAGGGGGAGACGACCTTGGCCATCGTCAGGGCTGAGGAGCAGGAGGGGGAGAAGCAGGAAGCGAGGAAGGAGAAGAGTGAAGGCACAAAGCTGTGGGTAATAGATAAATTCGCTATGAAAGTTCTGAAGAAGTACCCACACGAAGAGATGACAGACACGAACTTCTCTAAGAAGATAGGTGCTTTTGAGGACAAGGATGGTTCTGGGGTAGGACTAGAAGCGGGGACTATCCGGCAGCGCTATCTTGATAAACTGCGTATGCCTTCAAATAACTGTGAGGTTAGGCAACACTATGACGCAGGAAAAAGTCGTTGGCGGTACTCACCACCGACTGAGTGATTTGGGATCACGTGATACCACTAGACAAGGAGGGATATGCTAGAGTACACTGAGGAAGCTAAAGAGCGATACCGGAGGGTAACACATATCATAGGAGAGATAGTCGTCTGGGGCCACATAGTGGTCTGGGCGGGAGGTTTCTGTCTCTACCTCTACGGACTGTACCTCTGGATTTTCAATTGAAACCCTGAGGAGGGAAAACGATGGCGAAGAAGACCAAGAAGACCGGCGGCGCGGCGGCGAAAGCCAAAGAAGCAATGAAGAAGGCTAAGGCTGCGGAGAAGGAAGCTGCCAAGGCTGAGAAGCTAGCCGCCAAGGAGAAGGCTGCGAAGGCTAAGGCTGCTGCCCAGAAGAAGGCTGAGAAGGCTCTCGATCCGCTCGCCAAGGAAATCAACAGCCGCTTGGAGTTGGCTGCGAAGAGTGAGGGTAAGGCTGACGATCACCGTCTCACAGCGGCGATCAGGCTGGACGAGGTGAAGACCCGTTGCGATGAGTTGGGTCTGAAGTTCAAATCTTGGTGCGAAAATAACCTCGATGAGAAGTGGTCCTATGAAAACGCTCGCAAGCTGGCTCGCATCGGCGCTGCCGACGATCCTAAGCTGGCGTTGGAAGACCTTCGCGTAGGCACCCGTCAGAAGATGAAGGAGAAGCGGGACAAGGATAAGAAGGAGAAGAAGGAAGCTCCTAAGAAGTCCGCGCCCAAGGTTGCTGAGGAAGCTTTCGACAATATGTCGAAGGATGACGCAGAGAAGGTGATCAAGAAAGCGGTAAAGAAGCATAAGCTCAGAAGCAAGGCCGTTGGTAAGGGCCTTGAGGGTGCTATCGATGCTTTCGAAGGTCTGGACGCCAAAGACAAGATGCGGCTCCTGGCTCACATGGCCGAGAAGATGGACGCTGAGGTTACCATCTTTGGTGAGGACATCCACAAGGCTGTGGAAGACCTGTAGACCTGAAACTAGCCTGGGATCACGTGATCCCAGGTTTTTTTCTGGAGGGAATTCAAATGAAGATCGACGTTCTAGATCACGGTTATGTGATCCTTCGCAACATCGCTGGTCCCACCCCACGTGTTGATAAAGTTGGCTGGGATGGGATTGGGTCACGCTTCGACGCTGATGATACGGACCCAGCCAATGCTGCTCGCTTCTCCTTCGACGGTGCCGACGACAAGGATCGCACCCGCGAGGAAGATTTGAAGCTGGCTGAATACCTTCTCAAGAATGGCCACACTACACCATTCGAGATGATCGAGGTTTGGTTTGAGATGCAAATGCCTATTTTCGTGGCGCGACAGTTTGTTCGCCATAGGACGGTCAGCATCAACGAGGTATCGGCGCGCTACACCAAGCTACCCAATCAGTTCTATATCCCTGACCCTGTTAACGTAGGAGTGAAGTCTGCGACCAATAAGCAAGGGAGAAATATCAAAGAGGGGGATATTGAGAATGCTTATGCTTGGGTTAATATGATAGAGAAACATTGTGAAGTGTCTTATTTGGGGTATGCAACATCCCTCGATAATGGCATCCCTAACGAGCTGGCGCGTATGATCCTGCCGCTCAACATTTACACGAAGTGGCTTTGGAACCAGGACCTCCACAACCTCATGCACTGTATGAAGCTGCGCCTTCACAGCCACGCTCAGTTTGAGGCTCGCGCTTACGCCCAGGCTATGTATGACCTGTTGAGGAGGGTGCTACCGCACAGCATGGACCTGTTTGATAAGTACCGAAGGATAGAGGAGTAAGGAGATGGATTTCGCCACTATCACTATCATTCTCATTATCTTAGCAGCGTTTCTAGGACAATCATGAGCGACCATGCGGTAGAAGCAAGCTGGGCGACGGAGCCAATGTTCTATGAGGCTCCCTCGCCACCAGGGCAAGACCCACGCCAGTACCAGTATGCAGCCGTGGAGTATTGCCTCTCTCGCGATCACGCGCTCATAGGGGATGCTCCAGGGCTTGGCAAGACTATTGAGCTGATCATGCTCTCTAATGCTATTGAGGCTAAGAAGAACCTAGTCGTATGCCCTGCCAGCCTGAGACTGAACTGGGAGAGGGAAATCTGGCGCTGGTCTATGCTGTCTAACGTCCGCACCTACCCAGTCCTTAAGGCCAAGGATGGGGTTAGCCCAGAGACAAACTACCTCATCGTGTCTTACGATATGCTGAGGAACAATAACATCCTCCAGGCTATCCTCGACTTGCGGTGGGATCACTTGATCCTAGACGAGGCCCATTACCTCAAAGACCCTAAGGGCAATAAAAGGACGGCAGCTATCTGTGCGGAGGATGGGCTGAGGTCGGTGGCGGGGCGTATTACCATGGCCAGTGGTACGATCCTCCCGAACCAACCCATCGAATGCTACAACGCAATCCGGCTCTTGAACTGGGACGCTATCGATAACATCAGCGTCGATAGCTTTCGTGATTATTTTTATGAGAAAGGGCAGGGTTTCGTCACGGGCAGATACGAGACTACCCTCAAGGATGGGAGCAAGGTGTGGAAGTATGGCCCGCACTGGTCAGAGGAGGTCCGCAACGTCCCCTGCAATCTTGAACAGCTTCGCACTATCCTTCGCGGCGAGATAATGATCCGCCGCCTCAAGGAAGACGTACTCCCAGAGCTACCCAAAAAGCAATGGCACGTGTTCCCTCTGGCTGCGTCGAGTGAAGTCAAGAAGGCAATGGCCGACAAGAGTTGGAGTAAGGTCGAGAAGCTATACGAACTAGACGCTGGCGCATTTGATGAAGGCATCCCTATTGACGGTGCTATCTCGACAGCCTTCCGCTTGTTGGGCGAGGCCACGGCTCCTTCTATCGCTGACTATATCGATGACCTTTTCGATAGTGGTGTGGAGAAGTTAGTGGTTGGCGCGTGGCATAGGTCAGTGCTAGACTACCTTAAGGAACGCCTAGGGAAATATGGTGTTGCGTACATGGATGGCAGCACCAGCACCAAGAGGAAGCAAGCCCAGGTCGATCTGTTTCAAGAGGACGCAGACATACGCATTATGCTTGGTCAGGTCCAGCCCTTGGGAGAAGGGTGGACGCTAACTGAGGCCCAGGATGTAGTACAAGCTGAACCCTGGTGGGTGCCAGGAAAGAACGATCAGTTGTTGGAGCGCACACATCGCTTCGGCCAGGAGGGAGACAGGGTGCTAGGGCATATGCCTTTCGTCCCCGGTACTCTGCATGAGAAGATCATTAGCCAGGTTGTGACTAAGGATCGCAACATCTATGAGACGCTTGATGTAAGAGATTGAGGTTGCCATGCCTGAACTGGACTTAATGAAGAACTGGTTACTGTTCGGGGTGGCAATCTTTGCGCCGATAAGCGCATGGTTCGCGATGAAGTATGGCCAGAGGGAGAATACCAACAAGCTAAAAGATCAGGATGAGCGCATCAAAGCCTTGGCTGAACAAGTCAAGGCGCAGTGGCAGAAGTCGGATCAGATTAGCGTCGGGACACAGAAAGTGGAGACTACGATAAAGTGGCTTAAGGCCGACGCTGCTAGGATCGATAACGTAGTTGAATACATGAGGAGGAAAGACAGTTGACCACACCTTTTAGTTCGCTTACAATTATCAATCGTACTCATGAAGGAGGGAAATCATGAACGTCAACAAGATCGCCGTAGAGGAACACGGTTCCGGCTTCCAGGTAACCGTGGGTATCTACTTGCTCAGAGGGCAAGTGGAAGAGTTCGTTGGCGAAGATGCTGTCGAGGGTAAGGTGTCGCCCGCCCAAGCGGCGACGCTGGCTCACGATGTTATCCGCAAAGCCCTAGCCGAAGCCGTTGACCTGCCTGAGGTTGGTTCGGGATCACGTGATCCCAAATCCGAACCGAAGAAGAAGCGCAAGAGGCGGACGAAAGCGGAGATGGAAGCCGACGCCAAGGCCGAAGCTGAGGCCGAGGAGGAAGAAGAGGAGGAAGAAGAGGAAGAAGAGGAAGAAGAGGAGGAAG